CCGTTGCTCACCCCAAAGCATCTGTGACAGTGATGGTTCATGTACCGGACTGAAAATCCGAGGATGTTGGTTCGATTCCAACCGGATGCACCAATTTAGGTCTAACCGAAAGGCGACCTTTGATACATAACCTTGTTGGCATTATGCCTAAGCAATAACAAGTGTCCTAAAACGACCGGCGAGCGTTCACTGTATCAAGAATTTTAGTCGGGTAACTCAGAGGCAGAGTGACGCATTTACACTGCGTAAGTCGAGATATCGTAATTCTCCCCGACTACCATTTATGCCCCTGTAGTGTAATGAATAGCACGCAATGCTACGGACATTGTAGAGAGGGTTTGAATCCTTCTGGGGGTGCATATTTTATGGAGGGTTATCTAGCCGGGGATGCTAGCACTGCCTTGAAAGCAGTTGGAACCGAAAGGTCAGGGGATCAATACCACCAACCCTCCGCAGTTTTAATTCCTTATAAATATTTCCTTTATGAGGAGTCATATATGTTTAAACCAACTTATCTTTATGTTAAGACCCATAATAAAACAGGGTTGAAGTATTTTGGAAAAACCGTTTCGAAAGATCCGCAAAAATATCAAGGTTCTGGAAGTTATTGGAAAAAACATATTAAAAAACACGGTTACGATGTAACTACGGAAATAATTGGGCTCTTTAATGATGAAAAAGAATGTAAAAAAGTTTCTACGAAGTTTAGTTCAGAAAACGATATTGTTAAATCTAAAAAATGGGCAAATCTAAAAGAAGAAACATTAGATGGCGGTTGGGACCATATAGGTAAAGATCATTTTACGCATCAATATCCGCATTTAAAAGATATGAATTCAAAACTTTTAGAAAAAAGAAAAAGCGATGAAAATTTTGATGCGGAATATAAAAAAGCAATATCAAGAGGGATAAACAATAAATCTGAAGAAGAAAGACGAGATTGGAATAAAAAAATATACGAGAGTAAAGTAAAGAATAATTCTTTTAGTGCAGATCATCTACAATCGCAAGAAGTTATACAAAAACGAAATACAACATTTAAATTGATTGGACACCAAAAGGGCGAAAAAAATTCTCAATATGGAACTTGTTGGGTTTGGTGTGAAAAAGAAGGTAATAAAAAAATAAAGAAAGAATTATTACAAGAATACTTGAATAAAGGTTGGGAAAAGAAATATATTCCAGGATATAACAAATAGAAGATAATATCAGATGGTTCTGATACCTGCTTGGAAAGCAGTGTGATCCGAAAGGGTTGCAGTTCAATTCTGCTGTCTTCTGCCAAATTTATATTTAAATAAATAAATATTTATTTTTACGGAACAAATAAATGAAAACGTATAAAGAGTTTATAGAAAATATTTTTGAATCCAAAAATAGTATTCCAGTTGATAAAGGAGTTCTCCACACTAGAGATAGTTTATCTAATAAAGTACAAAAATTTGCCCCGGAAACCACCGACGATGAAAAATGGAACAAAGTTAAAGCAATAGAACATTTGAGAAAAGGGAATATGTTAACAGCAAAATATTATTTACATAAAATTGGAATCAAAGATAAAATTTGACTTTACTTTTTGTAAAAACGTAGTAAGATATAAAAATAGTCAATGGAAAGTGAACCAGTCGGGGTGCTGGGACTACCTGCTAAGTAGATCGTACCTGCCAAGGTATTTGGATCGAGACCAACGCTTTCCGAAATTTAACAGCGATGTGGTGGAATGCATACACGTTAGTCTTAGAAACTAATGCCTTCGGGATTGAGAGTTCAAGTCTCTCCATCGCTACCAATTTATTGCTCCTATAGTAGAAATGGTAGAACACATTCTTGGTAAGAATGAGGCGCAGGATCGTAACCTGCTAGGAGCTAAAAATTTAATGTGCGCGTGACCGAATGATTAGGTAGTTGGCTGCAACCCTTCTTATGCAGGTTTGAGTCCTGTCGCGCACTCCAAGTTATCTGGATGTAGCTCAGTTTGGTCAGAGTTCTCGGTTTGGAACCGAGTTGTCGCAGGTTCGAATCCTGCCATCCAGACCAATTTTAAATCTGAAGAAGATAGCACAACCGATAGACCTTGAAGGTTAGTGTATAAGCAGTGGGTGGGGTCAATAAATACCACCTTGATCGTGGTTCTCGTATGAGATAGGATAAAATCCTCTGGCGACGATCCTCAAAAAAGTGCTTTACTTTTTAAATTAAGTAAGTATAATAGTTCTATAGTTTGGAACTGCTCTTTAAAAAGTTGAAAAATAATGGTTGCGTGGTGGAACTGGTATACACAAGTGCCTTAAGAGCATTTGCCTTCGGGATTGAGAGTTCGAGTCTCTCCGCAACTACCAATTTTAATGCACCGTTCGTCTAGTGGTTTAGGATTCCAGATTTTCACTCTGGGGAGAAGGTTTCGAATACCTTACGGTGTACCAATTTATAGCGGGATAGTTCAGAGGTAGAATGCGAGTCTCATAAGCTCGTGGTCGGTGCGTTCGAATCCACCTCCCGCTACCAAACATAATGATAGGAAATATCATTTGACTGATGGAAAGACATCTAGGTGTTACCCCGAAATTGGTAAACAATGTGTTGAACCGAGCATTGCTCCTACTTGTATAAGTATCGGTTCAATTATATAAAAACGCATTTTGCGACTGATCATCGAGTAGTTTGGATAACAGTCTGTATTACGGACGAGTTGGTTCGATTCCAATTAAATGCGTTTCTATATAATGAGATAAGACGACTAATAAGCATTTTAGCACGTGGTTCTCCATTGTGAAGTGGATAAAGGATACAATCTAGGATTGTTATCTCATTATACGATTTATAAGATAGGATATTCAACGGGACCGTAACTCCCGGTTATCTGACAATAGCGAGTATCTTGTGTCAGCAAGTTTAGGATTGAATGTTCTATCTTATATAAAAATATACTATAGAAGCGACTCATTGATAGTGCATCTATGTTACTGAGGAACCAGACCGTGCTAGGAGGCTTGAAAAAGTCGAGGATCTGTGATAGTATATTTTTATATAAAGAGTTTTGGATGAGATGCTCTAATGGTAGGGCAGCGGACTGTAACCCCGTGGCTTCGGCAAGTTGGTTCGATTCCAACCTCATCCACCAAATTCTGCCCGTCAAGCATAAGTGGTATATGCGTCCGACTCATAATCGGGGGAAAGTTGGTTCGAATCCAATGGCGGGCACCAGAAAGTTTAAGAATATATTGCGGGGATGTATCTCAACGGTCTTCTAAACCGTCGTTAACCGAGTAATTGGAGTATGCAGGTTCGAGTCCTGTCTTCCCCGCAATATATTTTTGGTAGAGAAAAAAATGTCTAGGAAATTAAAAAATGCTATTCCGTCATCAAAAAGTTTAGTTTGTTGTTTGAAATGTAAATCAACAGTTACTTCTATAAATTTTTCAAAACATTATGATAGTAAATTATGTAATGGTGGTGGAAAATTTAAAATAGAAAATCTTATTAACTGTAAGTATTGTGATTTATCGTTTGTTGGATTTTCCGCCACCAAAAAAGCGAGTCATTCAAGATGGTGTGAATTTAACCCAAGATCAAAAATTGATAAAGAAAATCTAGCAAAGAGAAAGAATCTTTATCCAATAAAAGATAAAGATTCTTGGAAAAATTCTATTTCTGATGCCCATAAGCGAGGTTGCTATTCTAATTCCACAGAAAAAGGGTTACAAACTAAAATAAAGAACGGAACTTTATACCCAACAGAAGAAACAAAGAAAAAGATAAGCATTGCTGCACAAAATTCTGAACACCAAAGGGTTTGTAAAAAATCGCATAAATTTGTTGATAAAATAGGAAGAGAATTTATATTTGATTCTTCTTGGGAAGATGCCTTAGCAATAAGGTTGGACGAATTAAGTATTGATTGGATAAGACCACCTCCAATCAAATATACGTTAAACGGAAAAAGTAAAAATTATTTTCCTGATTTTTATCTTCCTGGATTTAATCTTTATCTTGATCCTAAGAATTCTTATTGTATAAAAGTTCAGAAAGAAAAAATAGAAATAGTATCTAAACAAATAAATTTATTGATATTGGAGTCTCTACAAGATTGTAAAAATTTTACAATATAATAAAAGAATATTGGATATAATCGTAAAGTCTAGAAATATAAGGGGCGGACGCCGAATTGGTTGCGGCACTAGACTTTTAATCTAGCGATTATATCCGAGTGGGTTCGAATCCCACTCGCCCCACCAATTTGTGTTGCAACTAATGTCGGTAACGCCCTTCCTCCGACTTAAAATGACTGATAAGTATGTTAAATAATTGCCTCGACGCAACGAGGTGGATGGTTGACCAATGCTTAAAGGTAATAGGGTAACAAATTTGCTTCTATAATTCAAAGGTAGAATACCGAACTGATAATTCGGAAACGATGGATCGATACCATCTAGGAGCACCAAATAAAAATCGCCCCGAAGGGCGATGGGTATTAGAAGAAGTCTGGATATAAACCGTTGATACAAATCAAGTATCTTGGATTATTTCCCCAATCTGGAATTGTGTTGTTTTTTGGACGTAAATCTGGGAGCTTAAAGTTATGAATACCGTCTCCCCCATAAACAGATCCGATAATAGAATATAATGCTTGATGATCGTTTATTGATAATGTTTGACCTTCGCAAAACATAAAATTGTTTGGGCAACGATAACCAGCGAACATTTTAATAACGCCAATAAATTCTTCCATAGTAACCTCAATGTTAAAAAAATGTATTTAGGCGATATAGTTTAGTGATAGAACAAGAGATTCATATCCTCTGAGCAGAAGTTTGATTCTTCTTATCGCCACCAAAGAGTTATGGTTCCATAGTGTAGTGGTCTGCACGATGCCCTGTCAAGGCATAAGTCCGGGATCGTTCCCCGGTGGAACCGCCAATTTAAAAACTACTTTACATTTATTAGGTTGTGTAGTAAAATAAAAAAACTGCCTCTAAAACATTGTTAGTGATGTACCTGATTTGTACTCAGGATAACTCGGCGCAACTCCGGGTGGAGGCTCCATTTTAAATAAAAATATTATGAAAATTACACATCAAAATATAATGTTAATTGAAAATTGGTTGACCCGAAATAATAAACAAATAAATTTGGGTGATGATTTTGTTAGAGAAGTTTATCAAGAAGTTTTAGAAAAAATATTTAAAATTAAAGATACCGAATCGTTAAAAACTAGAAAAAGAGCGTATAGGTTACAATATGATTATGTCAGAAGAGACTTACTAAAGATTAAGTATAAATGGAACAATAATTCTTCAACTGGTATAAAAGAGGGATTTGTTTATGCAATTGGTAATCCTGCTTGGAAAGATTATGTAAAGATTGGATCTGCTATTGATGTAATGGATAGATTAAAATCTTACCAAACAAGTTCGCCTCATAGAGATTATTATTTAATAGATTATTATTTTTCTCATAATAGATTGTTAGAAGAATCTAATCTACATAAAACTTTTGATGAAAGAAATTCTGAGTGGTGTAAAGTTTCCGAAAAAGAAATAAAAGAAAAATTCAAAAATTTGAAAAATATTAATGGGATAGAAGTTCTACAAGAAAAACTTACAGAACAAAAGAAAAGAAAAGAATATTGATAGAACACATACAAGAAGTAAAAATAAATAAACATAAAGTAGATTATAATAGATTTTCTTCTATATAAGTAAAAGTTTAATTCCCAGTTAGCAATCATGGTGAATGCGCTCCGCTGTTAACGGAGAACGAGGCAGGATCGTTACCTGCACTGGGAGCCAATTTAAGGGGAATGGGACTGCTAGTGGTGGTCGCCTCGCTTGCACCGAGGATAACAGATCGGTTAGAATCCGATATTCTCCACCAATTTATTCCGGGTTTAGCTGAGGTTGGTTTAGCACTGCGTTTGGGACGCAGGGACGGGAGTTCGAATCTCTCAATCCGGACCAATTTATTAGAGTATATTATGGATCAAAAAGAAGCTCAAGAAATATACAATTTATCAGAAAGAGCAATTAATAGGGTAAGAGATTGCGCCTATCAAGAACAATTTATCCTTAAAACAAAATCTATAGACGTTCTTTATAGTCAAGTATTAACTATATTAGAAAAGAAAAGATTAAGATCAGAAGCATTCTTGAATAGAAGTAAAGAATAATACGTCACTGGTGTAATGGTAACATTTTCGGCTCCAACCCGAACGTTCAGGGTTCAAATCCTTGGTGGCGTGCCAAATTTGCGGGTATAGTTTAATTGGGAAAATCAATGCTTGCCAAGCATTAGTCGTCGGATCGTAACCGATTACCCGCTCCAATATAATAGAGGAAAAATAATGTAGGTGAATTATGAAACATACCATAAACATAAAAGAAGTTCAAACGTATATAGAATCGTTAAGTCCCCAAACTAAAATTTATATTGGTGGCGATTCTGAACGATTCAAAATTAATGGTGTATGGTATGCGGATTATGCGACTGTAATTGTAGTCCATATTGATGGTAAACACGGTTGTAAAGTGTTTGGCGAAATCGCCAGAGAAAGAGATTTCGACCAAAAGAAAGCAAAACCAAGAATGCGATTAATGACAGAAGTATACAAAATTGCAGAACTATATCTTAAATTGAAAGATGTACTTGAAGATAGAGATGTTGAAGTTCATATAGACATAAATCCAGATGAACATTATGGTTCTTCTTGTGTTATATCTGAAGCAGTAGGTTATATTCGGGGTATGTGTAACGTTGTTCCCCTGGTTAAACCAAACGCCTGGGCAGCATCAACTTGTGCTGACAGATTAAAGAGTTTAAAAGTAGCATGATATATCTAGTAGAAGGATATAATAAATCAGATTATATTACTGATATTGTTAATTGGGAACCTTTACGTTATTTTGAAACTTTACAGCAATCTTTTCTGTATATGGATAATATGAAAGAAAGAAATTATGAAACTAGAGTCCGGTTGACTGATTCTCCTGTTGAAGAGATAACTCAACCGGACGAACACTGGGAAATTTTCTTTGGAGTGTGACTTTACTTTTTAGGTTGATTGGGTTACGATATCTTTCGTAAAGTAAACAACATTGAGAATATTATGAAATCTGTTTTTATCTTGGGCTTTATTTTGGTTTCTTTTTCTGTTAATGCGGAAAGATATATTGAATATCACGAAAACCCTAATGCCCTCTTTGACGCTACAAAGAACTTTACTAATATGTCAAACATTACTTGGCGTACTGCAAAAAATGTAACCAAAGCGTGTAACGAAGAAAAGAAAAAACGTGGTAAAAAGCCATACGGATACGTTGTAGAAGCATGCGCGTTTTGGGATAAAACTTTGGGGTTTGATACTTGTCTTGTAATAACAGAAAAGAAAACTTCAATGGCTACAATTGGGCATGAGGTTATGCACTGTTTTTCTGGGGCTTGGCATGAAGACTTTAAATAAAAGTTTCTAATAAGAATAGAAAAAGTTAAACAAATTATAGTTTGTATTTGTTTAGTGATGTTGGTTGTGTTTATTATCTAAGGAGAATATATTATGTCTGGAACTGTTATTAAGCGATGTGGTTGTAAGGGTAATCCTTCTCATGCGTCTGATTTTCAAGATGCCAAGTATGGTCAAGGAAATCGCGTTATGTCTCTAGATCAAAAGAAATCTGAGGCAACATGTTCTGTATGTGGAAAGACTGTGAAGTTGTAATCATGCTAAAATATGAACCCTATATAGTAGCAACAGGATTTCTAATAATTGTTTTTATTATAATGTTCTTTTAAAGTTTATGCGGGTGTGGTATAGATATATGTGCCTTGGATTTCCAATCCAAAGAGGCTGGAGAGTTACCAGTCGCCCGCTCAATTTATTTCCAATAATTCTTTTATTTCGTCCATTATAGATTTTAACCTATATTCTTTATAGGTTATTCTTATTACATCAATCCCGTATTGAGTAGAGATAATTATATCTCTATATTCGTCTTGAATTTTCGTATCTTTATGTTGCGAACCATCTAATTCTATTATAAGGTTTTTATCTGGAAAATAAAAAGGGGTCTAAACGGACCCCTTTACTTTTTCTTGGCATAGGCTTAGAATTTACCTTCCTTAAAAATAAAAACGTTTTTCGTTATGAAGATTGTAATTGATACTGAAAACTTTACAACACCGTTCAAAAAATTGAACAATTCGATGAAAGAAACATCAAAACTCGTATGGAAGAATTCTGATGCGGGACATGTAGCTTTGTTTGGAGTTTCTTTAGTTTTGTGCGGGTATATTATTTCTTGTGAAATTGATAATTACCTCAATAGAAATAGTAATAGAGGTACTGTGGACGTTACTCTGGAAAAGCCCGATACGGAGGAGTACAAATTAAACGTTAAACAGCCAAAAACCAAATACTCTCAATTATATAATACCGGGAAGAAAATTTCTTTATCAAATAAAGAATTTGATTGTCTCGCAAAAAATATTTATTGGGAAACTTCATTTGAACCGCTATTGGGACAAATGGCAGTCGCTAATGTAACTTATAATAGGGTTTTGTCTGGTAAATGGGGTGATACGTTTTGTGATGTAGTATATGCCCCAAAACAATTTTCTTGGACGAACCACAAAAAACTTAGAAACGCAAACCCCAAAAATAAAGCTCAATGGGAAAGAGCAAAACATTCAGCAAACCTTTTTACAAAGGGAGTTAGAGTAACAACTTTGGATAAATCGCAATTTTATTTTGCGCAATATATTAAAGCGCCAAAATGGAGTAAAAGTATGTCAAAACAAGCGCACATTGGACAACACATCTTTTTTGCACAAAACGGAGACTAATATGAAAGGCGGAAAGGTAGCAAACCTTGTTGATTGGGATAATGAGGAAAATTACGATGAACTTCTCGAAAGAGAAAGAGAATACAGAGAACAAATCAAAGTTCGGAAAGCATTTAAGAGATTTGCTGAACCAACAAATCCTAAGAAAGGAAAGGTACAATATTCCAGAACAACTACAAGAGGAATTTAATTTTCTTCTTAAAAAAATAGAAAAAGCAAAAGATGCACCAAATTTCGAACTATATGATGGTTGTATTGTGGTTCTGAAAACCAACTACGGAAAATATTACAAAAAATGAGACGCTTTACTTCCTGTTGCGATAAGGGTAAAATTATCTTGAAGTTGGGAATTTTAACCTTATTTTTTCACTCGGAGACTGCAATGAGCGACAAATATTTTTCAAAGGTGTACCGTGGCTTTCTGATTCAACAAACCAGCAAAGGTTACGTTGTCCCTATGCTTCCTAATTGGAGCAAGGGACCAGTACCACAAGGTCCGTTTTCAACGTTCGGGATTGCAGAACACATTATTGATAGGGTATTAAACAATGGATGAACTATATACAGCATTAAAGAACGATTTGGTGGAAATAGTATTTACTAAATCTGATGGTAGCACTAGGGTAATGACTGCCACTTTACAAGAATCCCTATTACCAGAAAGGTCAGAAACAACCGCCACCAGCAAAAAGGTAAATCAAAACGTTACTGCTGTATGGTCTATAGAAGATGAAGGTTGGCGGGCGTTTAAAAACGATTCAATCATTTCTTGGAAAACAATTAGTTGATATGAAGTTTGGGATCTTTTTCGGTTTAATTCTTGGAGTTTGGTTTGGTTGGTTTTTCGCGATCAATTATACAATTTCTGTAATAGAAAGGAAACAAGGAGTTATGACCGTTGAAGATTGGTCAAGAATGAGAGAACTAACCCTACAACTAAGAAAAGATAAAATGTTATTTTTCTGACTTTGTAGAATTAATGATCGTTTCTAATTCAGAGATGTAGTTTTTTATGGCTACATCTCTTTTTAGTAAAGCCCATTTAGTTTCATCATCAACACAAACCAAACTATCCGATCTAACTTTTTGTAATTCTGGTTTAGGGGGTAAAGTAAGAGGAGTAGTCACATAAACAATCCGTTCGGAAGGTTTTGGGGCGCACCCGGTTAATAACAATACAAGTATAATATATTTACCAATTCTCATCATTGAAAAAATCTTCCTTTTTTGGTTTTTTAACGGTTTGTTTCTTACGTTCTTTTAGGTTTTTTTCAACCTTTTCTTTTTGTTCTATTTGAACCTTTTCTACTTCTTGTTTTTCTACTTTACATGTTTTTCTTTGTTCTAGAAATTCGTAGATAATTTCAAGAAGCTTCCTTAGAATTTCCATTTTCACCACCCCAGGCAATAGGTTCTTTAGTGACAAATCTGAGACATATATTAATCAATGTTAACGCTTGCACTTGTAAATCTTCAGATACAACGAAACCATACTCTTTCTGAACCCAAAACGCCAAAAACGCTAAAAGGTTCACCCATATAGTTTTTGATTTAAGAATTCTTTTTACAGCAACGTTTGGAGATTCTTCAACAATAACGGTTTCTTCTACTGTTATAGGTTTTTTATTTGAGGGTTTGTTTGCCATTATAGTTTCCCTTATTTTTGCTTTTCCGCCAGTGTCCTGAGATAAGCAACCGCCAATTCAATTCCAAGATTAATTAAATAACTCGCGGCACTAATTCCTATAATTCTTAACTCATTAACAACGGCATCACGTTTTTCCGAACCAGGAATATCGTCTCCATCAACCCTAAGTACAGTCGCTTTAATGCGGTCAAATAAAGAAGAACCTAAAACGATTTTTGCAAAACTTGATATAATAGTAGATTTTAACGACATATCATTCACCTCTCTAAATGAGAGTATTTATAATTAAATAGTTCTTAGCGTATAAATAGTAAAAACTCTCCCCAACATTATAGGAATTTATATGGAAATATTGTCTTGGTTTTTGGTTATCACTGTTGCAAATTCTGACGAATTGTTGGTTAAAGAAATGAAATCAAAAGAAGAATGTATTAAGGTTCAAAAGCAATTCGCTAAAAAGGCACAAAAGAAAATAAGGCAAATACAAGACGTTACTTGTGAATATGGTACTATAACAAACCCTATCCCAGCAAACGCTCCAAAAGAAGAATACCTTTAATAAATACATGAAACGTTTGGTAATTGAAGCATTAATTTTTATTGCAATATTACTCAGTTCTGCGATAATATTAAAAATTAAAGGATAATATGGGAAAAACTGCAACCAATCCGATTACTGGAGATAAAATCCAGACAAAAACAAGTTCAAAAAAATATTATGATAACTATGACTCAATTTTTAGAAAAGACAAGGAATTAAAAAATAATGAAACTCCTACTAGCACTACTAATATTTCTTCCAATCAATAGTTATTCAGAAGAACAAATTAAAATTTTGAGAATTATAGATGCAGATACGATTTTAGTATCCGCTCCATTCATGCCCGCACCATTAAAAAAACAAATGCCAATGAGATTATCTAATGTAGATACTCCAAACATAAACCGTTGGGCAAATTGTGGTAACGAAGCAATACTTGGAGAAGAAGCAAAGAAATACGTTGAAAGTTTAATTAAGAAAAGTAAAAAGCAACAAGTAAAGATTGTTGGTTACGATAAGTATGGTAGATGGTTGGGGCAAATTTATCTTGATGGTAAAAGTATATCAGATTCCTTAATAGAAAAGAAATTCGCTAGACCTTATTATGGCGGTAAAAAGCAATCTTGGTGCAATAAATGAAACAATTTAAAGAACATTTATCAGAAAATATAATTTCAGAAGCGTTCCAATATCATTTAGAAAATAACATCCCTTTCGACGATTGCGTTTTTAGGTATGGATCAGAAATGTATTTTGAATTTATTCATACTCTGAGAGAATATTATAATAAGAATTTACTCGAAGGCTATAACTATTCTGAATACGAATTAGAGTTAATTAATTCCGATTTGGGCGAATTTGCGATGTATGAAAATGAAATGGTTCCGTTAGATTTAATTATTGAAGAAGAAACTCCAGAATTAAATAAACCGAAAAGGGGCGGACCTAAGAAATTTTATGTTCACGTAAGAGACCCAAAGTCAGGGAATATTAAGAAGGTTGCTTTTGGTGATACTACTGGATTGGCTGTCAAGTACGATAACCCAGAAAGGAAAAAGGCATTTGCTGCAAGACATAATTGCTCAGATAAAACAGATAAGACTTCTCCTGGGTATTGGGCGTGTAGGGTGAATAAGTATATGGCAAAAACGCCAGCAGGTAGAAGTGGATATTGGTGATATGCTACCATATATTGATGAAGAACAACCAGATCACACTCTAAGAATATTTGATTCTACATTTGATTCCAACGATTTCTATTGGCACAAAGATAAAAAAGATAGGTTAATAACAGCAGTTTCTGGAGAAGATTGGGAATTACAAATTGATAATCAACTCCCAATAAAATTAGAAATAGATAAAGTATATCCTGTCCAAAAAGAAACTTGGCACAGAATAATTAAAGGCGAAGGAGATTTAATCTTAAAGATTAAAGAATACTAAAGGTTTTTATAAAATTCAGATAGTTTTTGTAATTCTTCTTTTGAAGCGTTACTTTTAAATTTATTCGCCTTTAAAGAAATTACAATAATATTATCTATTTCATATCCCTTTGTAGAATCTATTCTATCTATAGAAATAGAATTATCTTCTGCTTTATTTCTATTAAATTTAATAGGAATTCCTAAAATAGGACATGTAATAGGATAGGTTAGATTATTAAGGTCTGTTATGGATAGGTTAAAAGGTATTCCGCGAGATTTAGCAGAACCTTTTAACCTATTATAGATAGTTTTTATTTCGGGAGTATATCCAATCACTTTTTATCAGGTTTCTGATAATCTTCCAGTTTTTGATTGCTTCCCTGTCTTTGCGGTTTCTTATTAAGAAAAGAAGCTGTTCTGGCTATTTCTTCAGCCATCTTCTTTTTGTCTTCTTCGTTTGGTATATAACGATTCACCATAATTTATTTCACACCCATTTCTTTATTTCTTTGTTGTTGTATTTTTAAGAATTCAGCAGCAGCTTTAGGGTCTTTCGATAGTCTGGAATAAGTGTCAGCAACGCCGCTTTCTACTTCTTTAGAACCGCCAGAAAGTTTACCCAAAACGTCTCCAACTTTGTATATAGGGGAAACAGACGCTTCCCTTTTCTTAATCAATTCTTTTGCCTTTTCTAAATCGTCTGGCTGTTTAGTTCCAGGAAGAAGTTTTTGTTGTGTGGTAGGAAGTTTTGCTGGTGTGGTAGGAAGTTTTGCAGGCTTTGCTGCGTCTGAAGGTTGTTGAGACTTTTCGGCAGCTCTTTCTTTACCCAGACGTTTTAATTCTTCTGCCCTTCTCTTCAACCTTTCCCTTTCTTCTTCAGATTTCTTTAAATACTCTGCACCACCACCAGCCATAGCACCGCCAGTAACGCCTCCAACAACTCTACCTAAAGAACCGCCAAGTTTTCCGCCAACCCTACTACCAACAGTAGCGCCAACAACAGAAGGAATTGCTCGACCTACTCTTTCGCCGCTCTTAAATAATGTTGGGCTTCTCTGTTTTCTAATTTGTTGGGACTTTTCTATTTTCTTTTCTTCTTCCTCTGGAGATTTACCAGTAAAGAAACTTCTCGCTTTACCACCCCAACGTTTAAATCTCTCTTTACCTAAAAGACCTTGAGCGTATCCAGAAGAAACGTCTCCAAGATCTCTACTAAATTCTTTGGTAGAATATTCGTTTATACAAGTTTTAATTTCTAAAATTTCTTCTTCAGAAAAGATACCGTCTTCAATAAATTTTGCGTACTCTTCTTCGCTGAAGACGTCAAAAGTTTCTTGCAAATTTGTTCTTTGTTGTTCTCTTAATTGTTTGAAAGTTTTCATCACTAAACCCTCAAACCCATTTTCCGCCGCCAGCAGAAGGATTCTTTTTCAATTCAGAAGAAGAAAGTCTTGGTGGGGTTGTTGGGGAAAGTTTTGGTTCTGGACCTACTGGTTTTGCTGGTTCTCCACCCAATTTAGAAATTGCAGAACGTACTTGAGAACTAGACTGTCCGCCCGGAGAAATAGGTTTCTCCATTCTAGTTTGAGGCGTCAATACAGATTTTAATGTTCCCGTTTTTGACGCCATATCAGAAGTCGCTGATTTCATTCTTGCAGCGCTTGCCCTCAAATCGTCCATAGCTGGAGAAGAAGTTGGTAAGGACTTCTTAGCGGGTATTGGCGCTGGTTTTGGAATTGGTTTAATATTCGGTTTCGCCGCAGACGTTTTAGGGACCGGAGTTGGTTTCGCCACAGACGTTTTAGGGGCTGGAGTTGGTTTCGGGGTGGTTGTTGAAGGAACTGGCGCAGGTTTTGCTGCTGATCTTTCTTTACCCAATTGTTTTAATTCTTGCGCTCTTTGTTTTCTGGATTCTATAGAAGACTGCTGAGGTTTTGCTGCATCTGTTGTTGGTTCGCTTCTAACAGGAACGCTTGGTTTCTGAGATTTTAATGGTTTGTTCATTCCCGGAATCATTTGACCAACAGCAGCAACCTTTTGTTTTGCCTTTTGCCAGAATGGTTTAGTTCCCAACCAAGGGTCATTAACGTATTGATCATTTTTATCCGCTTCAGAAATAACTGATTCGTTGATTTCTTTTCTTAATTCTTTAAACGTTTTCATTCCAGAAATACCTTATTGTTTTGATTAAAGTATTTATAAAAAAATATAAATAAACCAAGAGGAACAAATTCCTTCTTGTTTATTATTTTTATTGGAGAAAACTATGATTAATCTAAACCTTGAAATTGCTGAAGTGAATGGCGTATTAACTGCACTAGGACAAATGCCCTACGCACAAGTAACAGAACTTGTTGAGAAAATTAAACAACAAGCAATCCCACAAGTTCAAGCACAACAACAAGAAGTTTCAGAAAATAACGAAGAGTAAGAAATGACTACAAATTTAACAGCTATTTTAGGCGGTTCATCTGGTGGATCGTGGAAATCACAGACATTTACTACTTCGGGAACATGGGTAAAACCAGAAGGCGTTGAGGTGGTAAAAGTCGTCATGGCTGGTGGCGGTGGGGGCGGCGGTTATTGGGATTCTCCCGGTGGAAGTGGAGGAAACTCAATTTTCTATGCTCCAATACCTATTTATGCTTCTGGCGGTTTTGGTGCTCTAAGAGCAGATTTCTCTGCATGGAACGAAAATATTATAAATGGTTGGGGCGGTAATGGTGGTGGCGTATCTGGGGGAGAAGTTCTTTTGCTTCACACATCCGGAATTATTCTCGGTAGCCCTCCACAAGTAATAACAAACACAAATTCTGGTAAATCCTATACAACCAATAACGGAACGAGAGTTAAAACTCATGGAGGCGCAGGTATGCCGTCCGGAAATTCTATCTCTGGTGCTGGTGGAGCCGCTGGTTCAAGACGTGGTGGAGCAATTCCCGGTTTCGGTAATTCCGGCACATCTGGTATATGGAATATCAATGATGATGATTCTGCGGAATACGGTCCCGGTGGTGGCGGTGGCGCTTCCTTTGGTGATGGAGGAATGGGTGTCGGAAGACCAGCACGAAACACAACACCAACACAAGCAACTCCCGGCATTTTTGGTGGTGGTGGCGGCGGTGGCGCTTATATAAGAGCTAACAGAACCACATTTAATTTCATCGGCGGTCCAGGTGGCGGTGGCGGAGAAATCGTAATTCGTGATGTTCCCGTAAAAGACGTGGCTTCCGTTTTTGTGGCTATAGGTGCCGGTGGTGCTCCTGCCACTCAATCAGGAACGTCAAATAATACGTGGAGAGGTGGAATAACTACAGTTGCTCCTTCTGCTGGTGGTGCTGGTATTTGTCAAATTTTTTGGAGTTAATTATGTATAAATTTGCAACAATTTCTAATGGAATCGTTACCAATATTATTGAATCTAATGATTATGAATCCATTAATATGCTAAAACAATATAATGAAGAAGTTATTATGGCAAACAATAGAGATGTAGAAATTGGATTTATTTGGGATGGTGATACCTTTTATAAAGACCCCCTTTTAGTAGAAAAGGAAAATAAAATCGTTGAAAAAAATTCAAATAAAATGCTTGAGGAAAAACAAACTTTATACGATCAATTGTCAGTTAAAGAAAGTTTATCTGATGAAGAACAAGAAACTCTCGATCTATTAAAATTAGATTTGGAATAAGAAAAAGGGGAGTTAACTCCCCTTTCTTTTCCCTACGAATTCTCTACCGTCAATAGTTTTGGATTCCATTTCTGGAATAATTGACACATCACAGTGAATAAACATAATTACTTTTTTTTGTTTCTACAAAAAATTCGTATTAAAGACTTCAGAATTTATATCGATCCTGTCTAGGTTTGGAAGTTTTCCTGTTACAATTTTCCAACTTTTATTAGGGAAATCTTTCTTCACGATTAATTGATTATCCATTTTATCGAAATTTTCATCTGACATTACAGTATTCATTTTAATCAAATTGTATCTTTCTTCAGGATCTTTTCCTCTAAATCTTATATATTGTAGAGGATCGCCTTCATTTATTTCAATATTAAAGTCTAATATCTCAAACGTTGGTACAATAGGTCTTTGCCAATTATAGATATTAAATGATCCAGGAATCAATCGCAAGGATGGATTATTGTGAAAATATGCCGGAAACGTTTCTATCCAAACATCTTCTACAGAGGAGAAGAATATCACATTAAGATTTTTATATTCTAATATAGGAATTCCATCATTACTCTTTGTTATTTTTTCAGCAACCTCTTCTGAATTTCGAAGTTCTTCAACGGAATTGATACGAATGGAATGTGGGGCATTAATACTCCACATTTGGTTTACATAAGAAGTAAATGCTGGACACTTTTTTATATCAGAATTAGAATCTTGACAAACGCCTACATTTGACACATCAACATTAACAAAATCCCTTTTGCTTCTTCTATCTAAATCTTTAATATCGTCTATATTTACAACATCACCCAATTCTCTACCACTAAGAAAATTGGATATATTCTTTAATACATTAGCGGGGATATCCTTCCCAACAAAAACGTCTTGTTTATTTGAGGCACAATACCCAAAATAATATATATTAATCACAATAAAAAACCAAATATTAAATTACAGAAGCAGTTGCTGTATTACTCGTTAACTCTTCTATTACTGGTGGATTTGGATTATCTATAAATTCTTTTCCTGTCCAAAGTTTTCCAATAAATGACAAATTGTATGATGGAATAGAAATCATATCATCATACTGAACGTTTGCTGTCAATTCTGAGATAGCGATAACAATGTTTTCGTTCGAAATTGTTGCGTAATAAAACATAATATTCTCCATTAATAAAATTCAATAACTTGCCAAGAAAATGGAATAAACTGGGCGAAGCTATTTCCCGTATAATAAAAAATTAAATTTCCTACCGTGAATTGAGTAGAAGAGTTTACGGAGATTAAAACTGGCACACAAACAGTACCACCTGTAGAGGAAAAATAGCCGCCTGTATCGACGCGACCATACCCACCGTCAATCAAAATCATAATCTTACTTGTAGTCACAGAAGCCATAGTCACATTATATGTAGCTGCTGCGGGATTTGATACATACCCTCTTTGTATACTCTTTACCACACTTGTTAACCCCGCTGTTGTTTGTACTGTTCCATCTGGATATTGAACTCCTGTGACAATTAGTGATGTTGCCATATTTTATTTCTCTCCATATTCCAACAAATATATCTATATTATCTTATATTTATATATTCGCGGTGCTTTCGCAAAACAGTGGTGTTTCCCGAAGGGAAATATAGAAATGGCGAACAATAACCGAAAAATTTTATTCAACAAGAAACTCTAGGAGGGATATACCATTATTCGATACGCGAATCACGGAATTATCTTCGAATATGAAGTCTTCTTCTGGTAATGAAGAAACAGGTCTTCCTTTATTCTCAAGGATAATGGATACGCTCTCTCCGTATGAAAAGGGTCTCGCTGAAATTGCTTTATATAATTGCTCTGCTTTACTCATTTTTGTCTTCTTCCTAAGGATAAATATCGCGGTCCGCGGGATGTAACGCGGGATGCTTGGTTACTGGTTAAAAAGAATCAAAGATTCCAAGAATCTTCGCGGGATTCTCTAAAATGCTTGGATATTCTACGGCGATGTATGTAGAACCTACAAGAACGATCGCGGCTATCAATACGAATCTAAAATGTGTCATAAATGATTCTCCGTTAATAAATGAAGATAACTTCGTCAATAGGTGTTATGTAGAGTTCTCCTTCAACCTTGGTTGCGGCATTCCAATTTAGGAATACTGTATCTTCTACATTTACTTCTGTAACATCGGGACCAATCGCTAATACTTTGCCTTTGTCTTGGTCTAGAGTTGATTTTAGGATTATGCCTGATTCTGTTTCTTTTGAACCTGGGATTCTTTCAATTAGAATATTATTTAGAGTTGGTTTCATATTGTATTATTTGCTTTTTTACTTATGTTAAATCAAGGGTTTAGAACCTACATTTTTCATTTTTTGGTATACCCTGTGGGGTACATTGGGTATTTATATTAAACGTTATTAGAGTTTAATTCTACTCTGTAGTCAATAGAAAGTAAACGTTATTAGAGTTTAATTCTACTCTGTAGTCAATAGAAAGTAAAGGTTATTTTTCCATATTTATGAAATATTTCTTATTTTTTCTAGAGGGATCATCTTTAGGATTGAATTTTGGTTTTTTCTTCTTTTTAGATTCAATTGGATCGAAGTCTGAGAATTTAGATAGTTTCTTTTTCATGGTAGAAGGTTTGGGAATGTTTCCTTTATTAGAGAGTACGTTAGACCTTTAGTTTTAAGATCTTTGTTGAATAGATTAATAAGTGTTTGTGCTTCAGCAGGTTCCAAAGATTCTAGAAGTTGAAGAAGGAGATTGTTTCGTTTTTCAATTGTGAGAGAATCTGCTGTTTCGTTTCCAATTTGAAATAGATATAGACGTTTCAATTCGCAAGGAAGAGTAGAGAAAGAGATACCTGGAAGAGTATCTGGTTCTTTATATCCTTCTGGGAAAGAAGAAGGGTAGAATCTAATATCAGGGTGGAAAGCTAAAGAAAGGAATTGCTTCAGTAGAGGAGAAGCGTATTGTAGAAGAATAGATTGCTTCTCTTTCTTAGAAGGAGAATTAGAAATTTGGTTGAGGATTTCGTAAAAATTAATGTTCATAATATGTAGTAGGAAAAAGAGGAGAGTTTGTTCTCTCCTCTAATGTTAAATGGATTACTTTATTGCTTGTGTGATGATACCAAATGCTTCATCGCAGAATGTAAATCTGTATGCTTACCCAATTGATCAAAACCTTT